TCTTGAGCATGAAGCTCATCATTTAAAATGAAGTGTGGATTGGAACCCTCAATGGATTGAATGTTTTTACTCATTACAATGAATTGGTTCTGATAAGCTAAATCATCACGAATATAATCATATGTCACACTCGAAATGGTACCTTTTGGTCCTTTATAAATGTGTGAACAATCCATTAATACATCATGGTTCATAATTGTTGCTGCAAATGGCTTTGCTGCATATTGAGCCTGGTTAAAATCGCTCGCACAACAATAGCAATCGGCACTAAGTACTCCTTCACCGTACATCGCATAACCAAGAGCACCAACACCGATTAAAGTTTTACCATTCTTCTTAGGAACCTGAATATAAGCTTCACGAGTAACTCGAACAATTTGTCCTTTTTCATTCTCATGGACCCATCCATAAATCGAGGAATAAGCAAACTTCTCCCAATCTTCCAGGATAAAAGGTTGTCCAGCTAAATCACCTTTAGTATGACGGACAAACGTTTCAACCCAATCCATCATTTCATTTGCTCGGTCCACATCGAACCAAATGTCTTTACGCTTTTTCCATTTACAATACCTATCAACCATCATTTTGATAGTATCAGGGTATTTTTTAGGATTCTTTCTTACTTGTTTTGCATAAATATCTGCATAGTTAACGCCACGTTCAATCACATAAACACCACCTCCAGAGCATAATAAAAAGCCACACTAATGTGTGACTTAATTTCAAGTTATTTTTGTGGAATTTTAGATTCTGGTACACGAAGATATGCTGCACCACAATTTCTACACTCCCCTGACCACCCATTAATATAAGCATTTATAATTGGAACATTAACCAGTTTTCTATTTACATCCCAACATGTAGGGCAATATGGACCACTACCATCACTCTTTCTATAATAAAAATCAGGTAGATACTCTAAATCATGAGAAATTTCATCTGTACGTTGAATTTCTTCCAACTTTAGTCTTAGTTCTCTATTTTCGTCTAAAATTTCATATGCTTGTGTTTGTAGGTCCATTAATTTACTTATTAATTCCACATTCTCCATCCCTACAGCTAATGCTTTTATCCCTTTTATTGTATCTGTTATTGCCATCCAGCTTCACCTCGTTAATATAAGAATGGTTAAATTATATCAACAATTAAGCTTTATTTCGCCATTTTGCACGATGTTTATCTAATTCACTAACCTTTGCTTTAGGCTTTTCCACCTCTTCATTTTTCCCAACAGTAGAACCACCAGTGACATATTTACCTGGTTTAGCCTTATTAGTAAGCCCCAATAAATCTAATGCTTTTGTTTTTTTATCAGCCCAAGTTTCTACTTGCTGCGCCAACGGATGCTTTGAATTATTTGTAGCTCCTGCTTTATTGGTGTGACGTTGAGTAGGTGGAAATCCTTTCTCTTTCCATTCGATAAACATCGTCATATAAACTTCGAAAATATCTAAATATGATTCAATTAATGGATCTAAAGTAAGGGTGTAAATATCTGCATCACGCATGATTTTTAATATCCGATTTTTTTCAGCTTCTGTTTTATCGGCAACAATTTTTTGACGCTCTTTTTTCGTAGACATTTCACACCCCCCTTTATTTTTTAAAAATGTTGTCTAACGATAGAAATGCCCCCTACGCTACCTATCCTCCCCAGAGAGGAAATTTTAATTTTTGATAGGGGGGCTTCCAAAATAACTCGGAAAAACTTTTTTCGGTTTATCTTCATTTTCTTCGATTGTATGACAAACTGGACAAAGTAATCGTAAGTTATTCTCTTCTAATTTAAGCGTTGGGTCTTCTTTAATTGGTATTACGTGATGAACATGAGCACTTCGGCCAAAGACAAACCTTCCACATCGTTGACAGCAACCATTCTCTCTTTCATACACCTTTGACCTGACAAACTTCCATGCATCAGTTCGATAGAATGGTTTGTTATCATGATGGTAGATGTTCTTCTTATCCTTCTTCTTCCTTGGCTTGTTACGCTTATGCTCTTCACAGTAACGACCCTTACTTATCTTGTTATGGCAGCCATTGAAGTCACAGTATTTCATTCAATATCAGTCGTTAATTTCTCAACGATATAGTTACGAATTGTTTCTTCTTTCTTTAACTTACCTGGTACATCGATGCCATTATCTTTAGCAAAGGATAGTAACTGTTCAGCATTCATATCGTCCAAATTAATTTCACTCTTTGCATCAATTACCTCTACATCAACTATTTTATTGTCAGCATGCTTAATGATCATACTCTCAGGATTAACCGTTACTTCAAATTCTGGTTCTTCACCTATAGGTACAAACAAACTTCTCTTTTCTTTTGTATCCCAATACTCTGTACCTGATATTGTTTTTCTAATTTCAGTAATCATTCAATCAACACCACCTATATAATTTTTATATAATAAAAAGCACCTATTAATATAGGTACTTTAATTGAGTAAATATTAGTTTTACAGCTCCCAATATTGCAATTCCAACCAAACAAAAAATAATTGGTTGCTTAAGTAATATCGCTAATGCATTTAATAACATATCCATTTGAGACATGTAATCACCTCCTGTTTTTCATCATACAATAAGAGGTGTTTCAAACATCTTAAAATTTAATTATAAAAATATTAATATTCCATTACAATTCTTTACATAATAAAAAACACCTGATTGGATGCTTTTTCACACATATTACATAAGCTTTCTTCTAAATTTAAATTAGAGAAGCTATACCAAAGAATATTGTTAGAACTAGTCCAATTACAGCTAATGGAACGGACCATTTGTTTAGCTTATCAATCTTATCTATCTGTTCTTTTCTAATTTGGATAGAATTAGACAGTTCCATTATTTTACGTCGAATTGAATCAGTATCGTTTTTATCTAAATAAGCTAAAATATCATTCATGATATTTCTTTCCGCTTGAGGTAATTCAGAAAAGGGTGATAATTCTTCATTCTTTTTAATGAATTCATCAACTTTATTTTTCCAGTCCTTAATTTGTTCCTCTTTCATCTCCCCAAGCTCTTTCATTTGAATCTTAACCAAGAATTTTCTTAAAGATTTATTTAAGCTATATCTATAGTTTTCATTTACTAGTTCATAATCATTTATTCCTTTATAAATATTATAAACATCGTCCAGATTATTTATTGTACCTAATCGCAGCCCTTGCAAAAGAACATACGAAAATTTGTCTACCTCTTTCTCTTTTCTTTTAATTTCTCGATTGGTCTTGAATAAAAAATGCAAAGTAAACATGCCGCTTACAATTCCAGTAATAATCGGAACAATACGAATCAAATCTGAAGATACAACTTTAGAAAATAAATCTACAAATCCATTTAACCCCATATATCTCTACCCCTAATAAATATTTTTGATTTCTTTATTATACTAGGTATCAAGATATTTTTATATCATGTTTGGAAATTATTTCTACATATCACTTTCGGTCCGAAAATTCCAAATGTTTAATCATGATTTAATGTGTTGTTTTCCACAATAATCACCTTCTGATATTTTATTAGCGATCTATAACTTTTACTTCCTGTAGTTCCCCTCGAGCTCCAAAAGAAATGCCCATTTACCATCTAAGTAATTTGTACATAATAAAAGAGCAACCGTGCACCAGTTGCCCTTTTTATATAAATTATCTTTTAACAGTTTTTTTACAACCATTTGGAAATTTGGCACACCCAAAAAACTTTCCATATGGGCCAGTTTGAGGCACCATTTTTATTCCACAATAGCAAATTGGATACTTTGCTTCTTCTTCTTTTATTCTTTGTAGTCTTTCTTTATACACATCAACAGCAACTAGTGTATAATCATCAGTTCCTTTACCATAACTAAAAATCTCATGTCCACAATCACAATGGAAAACATAGCCTTCATCATTGTATGGATTTCTTTTATGAAAAAGATAATACTCTTTTCCACATGAAGAACAAGTTTTTAACTCCATGCTGTCACCCCCTACCCATATTATCAGGCAGCTTGTGACAGTTTTCTAGCGAAATCATTCGACTACAATCGACAATAACAATAATAAAATCTAAGGTTTTCCTCTCACTCCCTTATGCTATTACTATAATTCATATTTTCAAGAGTTAACATTCATAAAACTGGGTGTCAGTAAAGTGCAAGTTCTTCAGCGAACTTTATTCTCCTTATTATTTCAGCATGTTTCTTATAGATATAGCTAGAACTGTAGTTCATATCCTCAGCTATTTCTTCTAATGTCATTCCATCCACATACTTCATTTTTAATAATTTATTTTCTAATCCTTTGAACTTACTAATCAATTTCAATAAATCATGCATCGCATTCATCTTATGTGCTAACTCATATTCAATTGCTTCAATACGTTCTTCTACCTTTGCACCTTCCGATTCAGCAGTTAAACGTACCTCTCGCAAATCACCACTTACCCAGCGTTTTAATTCAGCTTTTGTTTTATCTAAGTTGTAATCTAAGTATGCAATTTCTTCTTCTAATTTTTGATAATCTTTTAACCAGTCAAACAAATGATGATTCACCTACTTTCAGTTGTTTATTTTATAATTTTTATATTGTAAAATAATAGAATAAAATGAAAAGGAGATTTTTAAATGGAAAATCCAGCAAATAAATTACATGCACTATTAAATGAAGCATACAATCAATGTACAAGAACCGTTGATTTTTCTGGCCCTTATGCTCCATATAAGGAAACTTGGGCAAAAGTATTTGGAATTGATCCAAACGATCGAACTGCCTTATTATCTTCAATGAATTCAACATTCCAACTTTTTCTAACAACAAAAGAGAGCATAATTAATCATGACCTATTAAATAATGAACGAAACCTAAAATTCTTATCTAATATCGAAAATGCTCTTTCATCAATGAACTTTGAAGGTAGTATGAAACAATTTCAGACTCATATGGATAGCGAAACATTAACAGCATTATCTTTTATAAGCGATCATATGAACTTTATATATGATCTTCATGAAAGTAAAATTGATTCTGAAGAAATCAATGAATTAATCAACGAAATTGATAATTTAGTAGAAAACATTACATCCTCTAACCTACCAGAAGATGTTAAAACGATTCTATTTAAAAATCTCAACTCGATAAGACATTCATTAATTTCCTATAGAATCTCTGGTGTCGATGGAATGAAAGCAGCTTTAGAGCAAACTATCGGTTCAATGTTTGTAAATAACGAAGTGATTATACCTGTGGCCCAAGATGAAAATGTTAGAGGTGTCTTTAATATTATTGATAAAATGAATACAGTTTTATCAACAGGAGTTGCAATTAAAGATTTACTCGGACCAATCATGGGTCTATTACTTAAATAATCACAAGTTTTTAATTATGAGGAAACGGTGTATATCGTTTCCTTTATCTATTTTTTTAGTTGAAAATTTGAAACATCGTTATTTCATCCTATTTTCCAATTAAAAACTATAAATCTCATAAAATACGTTTATTTCCCTTTCTAAGACGTTTTACCATCCCCATGACTAATTTGTATTAAGGAAGAAAAACAACTTAGTTTTTTCTCAATCTGATAAGCCGTTTCTTTAGCAAAATGAAATTTTTATTAAGTTGTACCCACATAACATGTTGAGTTTTGTACATACTATAACTGTAACTTAAAGTTACATATCCGAACTTGTAGGGCCTAATTTCTTTTGTACAACAAGTAGTTAGTTTTATTAACTAGCTGCTTTGTTGTGCAAAAGAAATTTTTTAAACTGCACACTTAGTAAGAACCTACATAAAATATAATGCGGTATTCTTTTTCAATATTAGATTTGGTCATGGAGCGCCTTAAAAGCGCTCTTTTTATTTATCACCAAAATTTATTCAGCAATCGTTTCTTCATCAACAATCTTCAATTGACCAGGAGCAACTTCCGTTGTTCCATCAGGATTTACGTTATACTCAACACCTTCATGTGATTCCTCATAAAACTCATCAATCGATATTTGAGAAGGCTCAAGAATGATATCAACATTTCCACCAGCAAAAGGATAAAACTGATTTACTACGCCTTTCGCATCACTTTTTACATTTAATTTAATTGCTGTTTTCTTGCTATCACGCTGAATATTTGCGAACTCCGCACCTATTGGTTCAACATCACTTTTTTCCACAGTTAGATAGACAATTGTACCTGGCATTTTTAATAAATCATCAGCATGTGGCAATTCATCACTTAATACATGGAACATCAAAACTTCCTTTTTATCATCCTTTTGCATTTTCTTGAATAATACGTTCAATTGAATTTTAGTCATGGTTTATTTCTCCCTTGATTGTTTTAGTTTTCATCATATGACGCCTTTTTTTAGATACTCACGAGCCATGTATAAGAAATGATGATATATGTAATTACCCGTTGTAGCAGGCTCAATAAATACTGTTGAAAAGCCATATCGCACTTCAAATGTTTTTAAACTACCAAGTAACGCTTCTGGTTTGTATTGACTTATATACTCACCTTTTAATATTTTTTGATAACCTTTTAGATCCTCCACAAGTAGCACAAATGGATGTTTAGCGGCGCGAATCAGTTCATTTTCAAACCTCGTACGATCTTTAATCGATTGAACTAATTCATCTACACCATTTTTACGTTCTACTCCAGCACTTAAATAAATATCTCGTGTAATGCCCATTTCAGGATTTTTAGGAATTACCGCTGAATAGTCGGCTGTATCAATTTTTCTAAGTCTGAATGGAACATTCTTTTTGCGAAAATAATCAAGTACGTGTTGGTTTTTCTGTTCTCTTGTATCCACCATGATTTCTAATGTATCCAATATTTCCTTCAATTCTTTTTCTGAATATCGATAATGAATTGCTGGCATTTATTTCACCTTCCTAAAATGCAACATTGCACGATTGAATATTTCTTGTGAAAGCTCGTCCGTTAATTTATTTTCATAGTTGGCCACAGATTCTTTTACATATAACCAACCATTAAGTGAGAAGTTTAACGTTAATTCCATAACCAATCTTGCTGCAGCTTCATCATGATTAAACCAATCATTAATTTTTGGATTCATGTCTTGCTCAACACCGATAAAAAAATTAATAATTTTATCTATCGTTTGTTTTACTGCATGATCTTGATCGGAATAATTACCTTGCAAATATTTAATAATCCGTAGCTTGTATTCTTTAATAACTGATTCAATTTCAGGAGCAATCTTTTCATGATTTTCAATGTATAAATCATTTCCATCAAGCACGAGCTTTCCTCCCATCGATTGAACATCAGCACATATCTGTTTCGGATGCATATTACACCTCTTTTACTTAAAGGGTTATCGAGGGTTACTAAGTTTTTTATTCAGTAACCCTCTACAAAACCATTCGCATCAAGGGTTCAAGGCTTTTTTTAGTCATCAAGGTTACTAAGATTACTTGGTTATCTATTAAAGCCCTATATATATATTATTTTTTATTTATTTATTTTCTTATAGGCTGTTATAGAAAATTCAGTAACCCTCAGTAACCCATAGTCTATAAACCTTGATATAACAACGTTTATATGGGTTATTAAAAAAATAGTTTAGTAACCCTTAGTAACCCAAAATCAAACTTTCTTCCTATTTATAGGAGTTATGTTGTTCTTCTCTTCTTTTTCCTCACCAGAAAACAGACTAGCTCCTGCAAATTCGTTTAATGTCATTCCATGAATAAAGGTTTTATTTTTTGATCCTTTTTCTTTTTTAAACCCACGAATTTCTAACTGACGATAAAAAGCACGATTCTTTAAATCCATCTCGTTATTTTGATAGCACCATTTTGTATAATTTTCATAAAGTAACTTTGCTTCAACTCTTGCTGTCGAATACACCGCACAATTTTCATCGATAAATGGTCCGAGTATATCCATATCTTCACGATATTCTGCTGTCGCTGCCTTCACGGCTTCAGGAGCGCGCAACCCTTCAGCCTGCCACTTCATGCACCCTTCCACAGCCCACCGTAAAACGCCTGGCATTTCTTTTGCTAACTTATCAGGCAGATCATAATCAATCTTGTCTTTTGGTATCGTTACGGTAAATGGAATAAGCATAATCCTTCTCCATATACCTTCATCTGAACCTTTTACAATTGGCTTATGATTGGTAGTGAAAAACACTTTAAACTCTGGTGTAAACTCGAAATATTCCTGGCGTAAGAAACGAGCTGACATTTTCTCTCCACCGGTGATTTGTTTCACCAGGGCTTCAGATAATTGTTGCCCTTCTTCACTCTCAACAGCTGATACAAAACGTGCTCCATCTAATCTGGCCACATCGTTATTGATTCCTGAATCATTTCTCTTTTTTAAGAAAGTGTCACTGTTTGTCTGTCTTCCGTAATCACCAAGTAGATCCTGGATGATATTAATAAAAGTAGACTTACCATTACGTCCATTACCGAATAAGAAAAACATTACTTGCTCTTTGGTTACACCGGTTAATGAATAACCAATAGCTTTCTGCAGGTAGTTAATTAATTCGTGATCCACTTCACCTATAGGTGTTTTAAAAATACTTTCTAAGAAAGCTTTCCAGTTTGGACACTCAGCATTTTTGTCATACTTGATTGGAGAAATCTTTGTTAATAACAAGTCACGGTCATGTGGTAATAATTCACCAGTCTTTAAATCGATAACTCCGTTATCACAGTTAAATAAAAAGTTATGAGCATCTAATTCTTTCTTTTTTACCGATACCATCGGTCGTACATCCAAGATGCTATTTATCCGGATGGACCGTCTTTCGCATTTCTTTGCCCAATCATGCAGTAACTTTGATTGATATTTATCTTCTGTAGCCCTCGCTTCTCCGTATATGGCTCTCAACGTTTTGGCCGTGATAGCTTCAATTTGTCTCTTACTATCCTCATGCCAATGCTTACCGTTCCATATGAGCCATTCCAACTCATTACAATAACGAACATTCTCGCCATGATAATATGCAATTCGTTCCGCATTTCCTAACTCTGTTAAATGAAACTTTGGAGCTTCATCAATAATTTCCTCAGTATCTTCAATTGAGTTATCGGATATATAAACTTCATATTTTTTCTCTTCAGGCGGTTCATAATCAGCTATTGTGGAAGGAGTTGAAAGAATCGCTGTATCAATTGTCATTTGACCATATGTACGGCCATCACTTGAATGTGGTTTATCCCACTTCTCACGAAGTAAGGAAGACTCTCTAAACATTGAATCCATCTTTGCAGCATCTTTATCCGTCCAAAATGCTAAATGATTACATAAGGCCATATCAGTTGAAGAGTGGTCACCATTTATCAAAATGCCCTGGAACAAATCTTTAATGGATGCACCGCTTTTACTATCAAACATTCGCTCCCATAATTCTGCATTTGATAAACTAGTAATATCTTCTCGTTCGAATGAAGTAGTACTTTGTTTCTTTTCGGGCTTTGGCTTTTCTTTCAAATACTTCTCAAATAAAACTTTCAATTCTTCTGTTCTATCTTCCACAGGAGCTTGATCTAAGCTATCACCGGTGAAAGTAAAATACCGACCATGTCTGTACACTTCTAATCCGACATCAACATTTTTCCGTCCTGTACCTGGTCCTTTTAATGGCAGCTTACCTTTTGCAATAATGTGGATGCCATCACCACTTGGTGAATATTCCGTGTAACTATTAACAATTTCAATAACGTCCTCAGCTAAACTTGTAAGCGCACCTTCTTGAATACAATGATCAATGTCTCTTCCTACAAATGGATCATCTTTAGAAAACATAAATCCGATTCCGTCATATCCACCTTGTTCATAAAACTTTATGATTGTCGGAAATGTTGACCAGCTCCGCTTATTATTCGATTGAGCCATTTCCCCATTGATTTGATAAGGAACTTTTGTTTTCTTACCGTTTCTTACTTCTGACCGCCATAAGATCCAATGAGGAGTGTTTCTAAGCTCTGCCGGTATTTGATTAAATTGATATCTCATTTGATTTTCTCCCTTTGGAAAAGGGAGCCCTTAGCAGCTCCCTCCTATTTGAATCTTGTTAATTAATTTTTAAAATGGTACATCATCATCTGAAATTTCAACGTTAGTACTTGGAGCTGCTACTTCAGAAACCTTAAATCCTTTTACCTCCGGATATTTTTTACCGTTATATTCACGCTCACCTACTACTACACGAAGATGCTTATTTAAAAGAGTATCTGCCCATTCTTTGTAAGAAGCAAATTTCATTCCTGTTGGAAATGCTGCAGCTTTAGAAATTGCTTGTAATCTCCACATTGATTTTTCAGTTACAACAAAATTATCAAATAAAAGCTTCTGTCCTTGGAATGCCTGGTCTACATCACTGCGAATTTCATAATCCACAACAATCATGTTGTTTCCAGATTCAGCTTTTTTTAATTCATAATTAACAACTGTTACTTCATATTCTCCTGGCTTAACTTGTTCAAATCCTTTAGCTTGTTCATGATCTACTGTAAACATTATTTTTCCTCCTTGTTGTTAAAAACTTGTAATCTATCTAAAGCAGCATTTAAATATTTAAGATTGAACTCTTGGAGTTTTTGTTTTGTTTTAAACTCAATTTCATCTAGCATCTTCGCTGCTTCATCACTGGACTCAACAATTTCTATAATTTTTGTAATAAGAGCATTTCTTTCATTCTCTTGCTCCGCTCTTACATCCACACCAAGTTCTAACCATTTATAAATAATTGCACCATGCTCCGGCTTAATTAATTCACCATTTTCATTTATTAAATTAGAATTATCCTTAGTTGGTGTAGCTGTATGATTTTGCTCCATACGTAGAACAATCATGAATTCGTACTCCAAATCATCTTTCTGAATTGGTTTTAATCCTAATTTACGAATTTGAAGCTTCTCATTATCATCACGCTCAGCTTGATATTCTTGTTTAGTACGTAACGTAGCAATAATATGCACATCATTTTCTGTAAGTGATTTAATGAATTCTTTAATAATCGGCTTCATTGTTTTCCAATCTTGAAAACGGCCACCTAAATCTTGCTGCTGGTCCAAGATACCTCCGATACCTTCCCAAGCATGTGAAAGACTATCTGCAATAACAACCTCACAAGCACTTTTCTTTAATAATTCAATCGCTTGTTGGTATCGTACTGTGGAATATGGAGCATCAAGTTCAACATATTTAAAGCTACCAATCTTGTAACCTTTAATTGTATTGTTTGCATAAAGAAGCGAACGTTTATGTTCCGTATCGATAACACCAATCTTCTTCCACAATTCTTCTTCTGGTAAATCAGGATAAGCTTCTTTCATCATTCCATATGCCAGGATTAAAGAAGTTAATGTTTTACCTCCGCCACTTGCACCGAATAATGCTATACAAGCTTTCAGCTTTTCACGTTGTGCATCTGTTACTTGCAACATATTTATACCTCCACACTATAAGAGATAGATTCAGGTTTGATTGTAACCCCTGGAACAATTTGTCCATCCTCATCTACAATTACTTTTTCACCGCTGATTTCCACAATCTTTAATTTCTTCTTAAAATCAGCCCATTTGACTTCTGTTTTTAAGCAATCACCAAGCTCATTTTCAATGGCATATTGAAGTACCTGGGCTTTATCTTTTTGCTCCGGCGCTTCACCACTCTTACGAGTCTTTGATTTACCATAAGGCGTACTAATTGTTTTCTGTTTTGGATCCACTGCAAGTTGTTCCATATGATAACGTCGAATATGAGTTTCAAAGAATAAAATATCATTGTGGATGGGTTTCAATTCACTTTGCTCCCATTGTGTAATACGATCACGCTCAACATTTGCTAGTGTCGTAATTTCTTTTTCCTTTGCTTTAAGCGCTGAAATTTTACGAAATGCCCAATTCAAACCGTTAATATCCGTAACCTCAAATTGTTGCTCCGCATCTTGTAATTGGTCTACTTCTAATAACTCATTTTGTTGTAATGCATTCATCGATATTACCTCCAAATTTAATTTTTAATCTTTCTGAAGTATAAAGAGAGAAATAAATTACATGGTCACTAATAAACGAAACTTCATAAGGGTAATCCTTTGATTCACGTTTTAGTATTAATGGTTTAACCTTCGGTTCATCCAACAATGATTCAAATACTTCATTACTAAGATGAACCTCTTTTCCACGAACACTGATAATTCCATGTTCATTTCGAGCTTCTCGTATAGCTTGTACAGCCTTAGCAACTTCTTTAATACTCATTGATATCTCCCCCTTTACATGAAATCAATTCATGCTATAATGACTGTGAATTTTCTTTTTCTAAATCACCTGTTGGCGCAGGTGTTTTTTTTATTGGGCTTGAAAGCACTCAACATTCTGTTTCTCAATTAAGTACGTTTCACCACTTAGAATTTCATTACCGAATAAATCTTCAATTGGATAATCAACTACCTCTTTCAATTAAATCACCTCCCTTCGAGATGAAACCTTACGGTTCATTTCATATATCTTCTTCTTTGTTTCTAGCTCCATAGCAATTATTAAAGCTGGATTATTTCGCAACTCAGCACATTGCTGACGTACTTGAGATGCTTTCATTAATTTACTTGCTGTGAACACTCCGTTCATATTTCTCACCATCCCTCGTTTATTTTGATAAATAACGACTTCATTTTTCGACATTTTACAGGCAAAAAAATAAACCCCTTATGTATCAATGTATTGGCTGTTCCTTTATCCACATCAGTAAAAAGCATTCGGTTTCTACTGCTGGAAAGTACCATTTCCCACCTATTTTGTATTTCGGAAAACGTTCATCATAGAAGAACTTCTCTTTGATGGTGTTTTCACTCATGCTTGTTTGTTTACAAAGTTCTTTCATATCCCACAGAGTTTTTCTCCGCTCAATTTGATCTAAACGCTTCCTTAATTCTTCAATAAAGCGTTGCTCGATAATTTGGTTATCGAGTTGAATATTAAGCATGTTGCCACCTTCTTCCTCGACACTCAACTACCTTTAAACGGTAGTATAAGTTAAAAAAAATCATCATCATACTTTCCATCATTAATGATAGGTAATCGAATACAATCAGATGATATTTTGTATACTATGGATGCTTTCTTCAAAACGTGACCCGGAATAGCTGTAATACCTTGTTCGTAATTCCGAAGCGTTTTACCAGTAACATTAAGCAATTTCGCAGCTTCTTCCTGTCTTAATTCAGCATTAACTCTAGCCGCTTTTAATGTTATCTGAAACATGAAATTACCCCCTTCTGTTAATTTCTACACCCAATATACTACCTTTTAACGGTATAGTCAATACTAAAAAGTATAAAAAATACCTTTTAAGAGTACTTAACCTCTTTACACAACTACCGAAAAACGGTAAAATATTATTAGAAAGCGAGGTGATATTAATGAGTAGCCAACAGCAAATGAAAGATATCATGGCAAGCAACTTAAAAAAGCACACTAGTAAAAAAGGTGTTTTCCAATCAGATATAGCCAAAGAATTAGACTTACCGGAAACAACAGTTTCTAATTGGTTTAAGGCTAAAACATATCCAAGGCCTGATAAAATACAAATGTTAGCTGATTATTTCAGAATCAATAGATCTGACTTAACTGAAGATAAACCTTCAAATATATACGAAGCTCCTATTCAACCAGTAAAAGTACCCATTTTAGGAAAAATTGCTTGTGGATCACCTATATGTGCTGAAGAAAACTTTGAAGGATACCGTTATGAAGTACCGGATATTCTACCGCGAGGTGAAGTATATTACCTAGAAGCTAAAGGTAATTCAATGGAACCTACTATACCTAATGGAGCTTTTGTTTTAATTAGAAAACAAGATGATGTGGAAAACGGAGAAATAGCCGCTGTTCAAGTTAATGGAGATACTGAAGCAACTTTAAAAAGGGTCAAAAAACAAGGGAGCGCCATAATATTAATGCCTGACAACCCTTCATTTGAACCTTTAATCATTACAGCAAGTACCCCCGCTCGAATAATTGGAAAAGCAATAAGATTTACAAGAGATCTTTAAATTTCTATCGCTAGCAATTTAACATCAAAGAGTAGGCGACGGTCTACTCTTTTTAAACAAAAAAGAAAGGAGCTAACTTATGGCTAGTTTCCATAAATATAAAAAAAAAGGGTCGAATAAAGATTTTTGGGAATATCGAATAAGATATAAAGATTCAATTACTCAAAAGTTTAAAGAGAAATCAAAAAAAGGATTTACTAGTAAAGCGGAAGCCAAAATAGCCGCCGAAGAATTAGAAAGGCAGCTACGTGAAGGAACCAATCCAACTGACGAATCCATGAAAGAATACCTCATTACATGGCTAAACGAATATAAGAAAGGAACAGTAGCAACAAATACATTTCTCTCTCATCAGAACAATGTAGAAAAGCATATTATTCCTTATTTCAAAAATATTCTTTTAAAGGATTTCAAACCAGTTTTATACCAACAATTTATTAACTCGCTAGCGGATAACGGCTACAGTAGACGTACTATTGAAATTGTCCATGGAACTATGAATAACGCTATGGAAAAAGCTATAATTCTGGAGAAAATACCTAAAAATCCTTGTATAGGAGTAGAAATAAAAGTTAAAGCAAAAGAGCCTGAGGTGAAATTTATTGAATCAGATCGAATCGCTGACTTTTTGAGGGAAGCTTATAAATATGATTATATTTATTGGATTTTTTACAAAGCTCTTATCGAAACGGGAATGCGAAAAGGAGAAGCTGCAGCATTACAATGGACTGATATCGATTTAAAAGAAAAAACTATCACTATTAACAAGTCATTAGATTTTAGATTAGCCTCTAAAAATCCTGAAATGATGTTTGGAGATACAAAAAACTATAATTCAAAGCGCGTTATCACTATTAGTGAAGGACTTACAAGCGATTTACGCTTTCACCAGAAATATCAAAACCAGAATAAAATCGCATTAAATGATTGCTACTACTTTGAATTGAATTTAGTTTTCTGTAGAAATGATGGAAATTATATACCTAAGTCCAGCCTTTTCAATTCTTTCTCAAGAATTTTAAAAAAAGCAAATTTACCATCATTACCTATTCATTCATTACGTCATACACATGCTGTATTACAACTTGAAGCTGGGGCAAGTATGAAGTATTTACAAGAACGTCTTGGACATGGTAGTATGCAAATTACTGCTGATGTATATTCCCACATTAGTAAGAAGTTAGATCAAGAAGCAATGACCAAATTCGAGGAACATATGCGAAATATCTTAGAATAATTTCCAAGATATTTGTGGGCGTTTTGTGGGCATCAATTTTAAGTACTGAAATTATTATTACTTTGCCCACAAATAAAAAACCCTCAATACATTATGTATCAAGGGTTCAAGCCTCTTAGTATAGAGACATATATTGATCGCGTTCCCATTGGTGAACTTGCGTTCTAAATATATCCCACTCAATCTCTTTCGCTTCGATGAAGTGCTCAAGTAAGTGTTCTCCTAGTGCACCGCATACTACTTCATTAGATTGTAATGTAACTAATGCTTGCGCTAATGTTGCTGGTAAGTCAACGATACCTGCTTCTTCGCGCTCTTCTTTTGTCATTACATAGATGTTACGATCTACTGCTGCTGGTGGAGTTAATTTGTTTTTAATTCCATCAAGACCTGCAGCTAATAATGTAGCCATTACTAAATATGGGTTTGCAGCTGGGTCAACACTACGTACTTCTACGCGTGTACTAATACCACGAGATGCAGGGATACGTACTAAAGGACTACGGTTTTGTGCAGACCATGCTACGTAACAAGGCGCTTCATATCCAGGCACTAGACGTTTGTATGAGTTTACAGTTGGGTTTGCTATCGCTGTAAATGCTGGTGCATGTTTTAAAATACCTGCGATGAAGTGACGAGCATCATCACTTAATTGTAAGTCACCGTTTGCATCAAAGAATACGTTCTCACCATTTTTAAATAATGATAAGTTACAGTGCATACCTGAACCGTTCACACCGTATAGTGGTTTTGGCATAAACGTTGCGTGTAAACCATGTTTACGAGCAATTGTTTTTACAACAAGTTTGAATGTTTGAATGTCATCACATGAGCGAATTGCATTTGCATATTTAAAGTCAATTTCGTGCTGCCCTGGAGCAACCTCATGGTGAGATGCTTCAATTTCAAATCCCATTTCTTCAAGTTCAAGAACGATATCACGACGACAGTTTTCCCCTAGATCCATCGGCGCAAGGTCGAAGTATCCACCGTTATCGTTTAGTTCTAATGTTGGATTTCCTTTTTCATCAACCTTAAATAGGAAGAATTCTGGCTCTGGTCCAAGATTGAAGTCTGAAAATCCTAAAGCTTCCATTTCTTTTAACACACGTTTTAAGTTGTTACGTGGGTCTCCATCAAATGGAGTGCCATCTGCATTGTAAATATCACAGATTAGTCGAGCTACTTTACCTTTTTCAGCTGTCCAAGGGAAAATTACCCAAGTGTCTAAATCAGGATATAAATACATATCAGATTCTTCAATACGTACGAAACCTTCAATCGAAGATCCATCAAACATCATTTTGTTATCAAGAGCTTTCGTTAATTGTCTCACTGGAATCTCTACGTTTTTAATTACCCCTAAAAGGTCCGTAAATTGTAAACGGATATACTTTACATTCTCTTCTTTCGCCAAACGGAAAATATCTTCTTTTGTGTATCTAGACATTATAAATTCCTCCTTAGTCCCTCTAATCGCCTTCAGAATCAGTTATCTTTAGTGAAAAAATCTTGAAATGTCACCTTGTCGCAATGAAGTTCGATTGAATCTACCTGTATGTTGTAGTTCATCTCGAAGTATTTTGCGAAGCTCAGTTTTTGAAATTTCTTTCGTTTCTTCTTTTACTTTCACTGCTTCTGTTTGATTTTCTTTCATTAGTAACACTTGTTTAATACCAGCCATATTCAAGCCTTGATCTAACAAATCTTTAATTTCTAACAACTTATCTACATCGTTAAATGAAAATAATCTACGATTCCCCTTTGTACGGGTTGGAGAAACAAGATTATGCTCTTCATAGTAGCGAATTTGACGTGCAGACAATTGTGTTAAATCCATAACAATACCAATAGGAAACAGCGGGGCAGAACGTCTATCTTCTTTCATTTTTCAGTTCCTCCTTCGCCTTAACTGCTTCTCATTTTATACTATGTTATGTTTAGTGTCAATAGATGTTAGCTTTTCTTACATGTTTTTTTATAATTTTTTTATGAATTTTTTCATTCTTTTTTCTAATCGCATAAATCATTACTTTTATACGAAAAAAGCTGCCGAAATCGACAGCTTCCCCTTAAGAAATTGTTAATAATTCTTTTTCAATTAATGCATCAATTGCAGAACAAATCGCAATCTTCACATGTGAATAAGTTAACCCACCTTGGACGTAAGCAACATAAGGCGGACGAATTGGACCATCAGCAGACAATTCAATACTTGCACCTTGAATAAATGTTCCCGCAGCCATAATTACATCATCTTCATAGCCTGGCATATAGTTTGCATACGGAGTAAAATGCGAATTAATTGGAGATGCATATTGAATCGCTTGGCAGAAGGCAATCATACGGTCTTTATCATCAAATTGAACAGATTGAATTAAGTCTGTTCTTGGTGCATTCCACGCTGGTGACGTGTTCATTCCTAACTTTTCTAAAAACGCAGCTGTAAAAATTGCACCTTTCAGCGCTTGTCCTGCAACATGTGGCGCTAAGAAGAACCCTTGATACATTTCTTGCAGACTGTATAAAGACGCTCCAGCTTCCGCGCCAATTCCCGGAGATGTTAAACGATATGCACACGCTTCAACATACTGTTCTTTCCCGACAATATAACCACCAGTTTTAACAATTCCGCCGCCCGGGTTTTTAATAAGCGAACCCGCCATTAAATCTGCACCAACATGACATGGCTCTTGCTCTTCAATAAACTCGCCATAACAGTTATCTACAAACACAACAACATCAGGTTTAATTTCTTTAACAAACGCGATCATCTCTTTAATTTGAGAAATAGTAAACGATGGACGAGTAGCATAACCTTTCGAGCGCTGAATACCGATCATTTTCGTATTATTATGAATCGCTGCTGCAACAGCCTCAAAATCAACAAGCCCAGCTTCAGTTAGCGGAACTGCATTGTAACCGATATTATATTCTTTAAATGAACCTACACCTTTCCCACGCACACCAACAATTTCCTCTAACGTATCATACGGTTTCCCAGTGATATACAATAACTCATCTCCCGGGCGTAAAATACCAAATAACGCTGTAGAGATAGCGTGAGTACCTGAAATAATTTGCGGACGAACAAGTCCAGCTTCCGCCCCAAATACATCAGCATACACTTTTTCTAACGTATCACGGCCAATATCATCATAACCATAACCTGTTGTCGGGATAAAATGCGAGTCACTAATTTTATGTTTACGAAAACTTTCTAATACACGAAACTGATTGCTTTCAATTACTTCATCCGCACGTTTATGTACTTCTGTAATCTGACTCTCTACTTCTTTTACGATTGGAGCAATTTTTTCTCCATTTTTCAAACGATCAAACATTTTTATTTTCTCCTTCTTCCACTAAAAATCTCTTTAATTGCACATTAAGCGATGAATGAGTAAAAATATACCCTGCACAATCATATACAAATTTATCTTCTAGAAACTCCATCTTTGCTAATAAAGTTTCCGTCTTTAAAAGCGTTAACAACTTACCTTCACTCGGAGGGATTTCCACTCGATAACGATCCATTTCTTTCTTCATCTTCGTTTCTATCGCTTCTTTTATACGCAATAAATCACTTTCTTCAAAAGCACTAGTCATTAAGAAATCACTTTTCGGAAACGGAATAAAGTTTTGATGTAATTCATCTTTTTTATTATATAACGTAATAACAGGAATATGGTTAATTTCAAGTTCTGATAATAATCTTTTTACTGTTTTTTCATGCCCTATGTAGTTAGGATCCGCGGAATCAACTACATGTAAAATGACATCTGCTTCCCCCGCTTCTTCCAGTGTTGAACGAAAAGCAGCGATTAATGAAGTAGGTAAATCTTGTATAAAACCAACAGTATCAGTTAGTAATACTGTATAACCAGAAGGTAACGGCATCTTCCTTGTCGTTGGGTCTAATGTTGCAAACAGAAGGTTTTCTTCAAACGTATCAGCTTCCGTTAATCTATTAAACAGTGTCGATTTCCCTGCATTTGTATACCCTATTAATGACACTTGAAATACTTTATTATCTTTTCTTCTCTCACGATATCTTTTTCGATGTTCCACAACAACTGCAAGTTGTTTCTTTATTTCATCAATACGCGATCGAATATGACGACGATCCGTCTCTAATTTCGTCTCACCCGGTCCTCTTGTTCCAATACCACCACCAAGACGCGATAAGGACAATCCTTGCCCCATAAGACGCGGCATTGTATATTGCAACTGAGCTAATTCTACTTGAAGCTTACCTTCCCTCGACTTCGCACGTTGCGCAAAAATATCCAGTATTAGTTGCGTTCGATCAATTACTCTCGCATCTAATACTGAGGATAAATTCCGAATTTGACTCGGCGTTAATTCATTATTAAATACAATAACATCCGGCTCTAACTCTTCAGTTAACATTGTAAGCTCTTCTAATTTCCCTTTACCTATGTAAGTTGCCGGATGAAACTTTGGTCGTTTTTGCGTTGTTGACACTAACAATTCTGCTCGTGCAGTCTTCGCTAGTGATGCAAGCTCTTTCATGGAATGCATAAATTTTTCATCATCATCTTGTGGCAATTGACAGCCTACTAATATGACTTTTTCTTTTTCTTCCATCAAATATGTTCACTCATCCTTTTCGAAATTTAAACCTTCTAATATAATAGCAGAGGAAGCACATTTCATCTAGTTAGCGGGGGAGAAAATTCATGGCATGGGAGATTTTTAGCATCATAGGCACAATCGCTTTCGCACTAAGCGGAGCCATTGTTGCAATGGAAGAGGATTATGATATTTTCGGGGTGTATATTTTAGGAATGGCAACCGCATTTGGGGGAGGTGCCCTTCGTAATTTATTAATCGGTTATCCGATTGTCGCGTTTTGGCAACAAGACATGTTATTCCAAATCGCACTTTTATCAATGACTATTATTTTTCTTTTTCCAAATAAGTTAATTAGACATTGGAAAAAGTGGGAAAATATCACTGACGCTATCGGCTTATCGGCATTTGCTGTACAAGGAGCATTATATGCCCAAAAATTAAATTTACCAATTAGCGCCACAATTGTAGCAGCTGTTTTAACTGGTATCGGCGGCGGTATCATTCGCGATCTTTTAGCCCGCAGAAAACCTCTCGTTCTTCGAGCTGAAGTATATGCCTTTTGGACAATTTTAGCAGGTTTCTTAATTGGAGCTCAAATTATTGTTAGCGATTGGGCTCTTTACATTCTATTCATTTTAATTGTTTGCTTCCGCATGGTTTCTATTCATTACAAATGGCATTTACCGCACAGACGTATCGAAACGAAAGAACGTTCAATGCATAAATAGCAATCTAACCTCTTTACATATCGTAAAGAGGTTTTTCTTTTCTAACGATTTTTTCTTTATATAATGTTTATACTAATTTTTAAAGTGAGGTGAATACAAATGACAAACCACGTTAATAAAGGAGCTCAAAAAAGCTCAGTAAATCAATTTGGACACGATCCTAATTCAGCACACGAAAAGAGCGCTAAAATGGAACACTTCCATAAAACACACCAAGAAAAAGCAAAAAAAGAGTAAACGAACTTATACACAAAAATTGACGCACAGTTTATGTACTGTGCGTCTCCTCTTCGAGCATCAAATCCATACTCGATATTCCAATTAAATCATTTTTATCATACGCATCTTCTTGCAACAACCGCATCGCCTGTGTACGAATTGATTTTTCAACAATATTCCGTACATATCGCCCATTACTAAACGATGTAATTTGCGACGAATACTTCACCGCATGTAAATGATCCCTAAATTTCCATTCAGCTTCTTTTGATAACTGATATTCACGATCTTCATACATTCTCTTCCCAATTTCCAATAGCTGATTTACCGAGTAATCCGCAAACTCAATAATAAATGGAAAACGAGATTGAAGCCCTGGATTTAATGAAAGAAAGTGATTCATCTCTCTTGAATATCCAGCTAAAATCAATACAAAACCATGTTGTTTATCTTCCATATGTTTTACAAGCGTATCAATTGCTTCTTTTCCAAAGTCCTTCTCTCCTCCTCGAGCTAAAGAATACGCCTCATCAATAAACAAAATACCTCCCATTGCTTTTTTTATTAAATCTCTTGTTTTTTGGGCTGTATGGCCGATGTACTCTCCTACAAGATCAGCACGTTCAGCTTCAACCAAGTGACCTTTCGATAGAATATTCATCTCAAACAGCAATTTTCCTATCATTCTAGCAACAGTTGTCTTCCCTGTACCTGGATTCCCTTTAAACAGCATATGAAGTACTTGCTTCTCTGACTTCAATCCCTTTTCTTGTCTTTTTTTATTCACATAAATCCAAGCATATATTTCTTTTATTATCTTTTTTATATCCTCCATCCCAACAAGCTTCCCCATCTCTTCTTCAATTCTCTGCAGCATTTCATGTTTAATTGCAGTTTCATTTGAAATTACCGTTTTATTTTCTGCGGCTGGCAAAGAAATTTTCTTTCGATGGTTTAACACAATATTAATTTGATTGTTGTTTTTCTTTCGCATCGATTGTTCCATACAATCACCTCATTTTATCCACTCACCAAACATTATTATTCCTGTCCCCCTTGTAAATGCCTATTTTCAGAAAAGTTTGCTATAATATAAGAAATAATTAAGGTGGTGGGACTATGGAGACAACGGAATTCCATGATACAATACAAGCCTTTTCTATTTTTTTATTGAATAAAGGCCGAAAACCCTCAACTATTAAACGTTATGTTTATGACATTGAAGACTTCGGACATTGGTTAGAAAAAAACAAAAAGCTCCCTTCCAGTAATATATGGGCTACACTTTGTACAAAAGACTACGAAGATTACTTTTCCGATTTAAAAACAAATCGACATTACTCAGAAAAAACGATGCATCGTGTATTTATTGTACTAAATAGAATGCATCATTTTCTAAACATTCCTAATCCATTGAAGAATATGGAAATATCTATTCAACCAGACCGTACACTTCGTAACGAAGATTTCATTTCACCTGATGAAGAAAAAAGGTTAAAGTATATAGTCACTTCATTAGAAGGACTTTCAGAAAAACAACTTCCTGTGCGCCCCTTATTAATGGATCGCAATATTGCTATTTTAAATCTATTGATTGACTACGGTTTATCCTTACAGGAACTTACAGCATTAACAATGCATCACGTTCACTTTGAAACTAATACATTATCAATCCCAGCAACCGCAGGTGTAGAAAGAACAATTACATTAGCAAAAGAAGACAAAAAACAACTATATAATTATTACAAAAGCATCCCAGAACCAGTTCGTCCTAAATACCATAGTGATGATCCATTATTTGTCGCATTCGATTTTAACCGTGGAACATACAGGTGGGTATATGAAAATGATGCACCAAAGGCATTAACGGAAATTGCTATACAAAAAATGATTCGCCTCGAAGTGGCTAGAGCCAATTTACGTAAAGGAATTTCCGGACAACATTTTCGTAACACCTATATTTTAAACTTAATAAAAAAAGAAACTCCTGAATCAGAAATTATAAAACTCGCTGGATTCAAATCAAAAATTTCCTTAAAGCGATATTATCAATACGCAGAAAATAGAAAAAACGCCTTATTGTAAGGCGTTTTTTCTATTTTTTCTTTAAACAAACGATTTTACTATGACCATTTAACTAATTTCTGCATCTACTATGATGAGTTTCGTTCACATTTTCGTGAGAAAGGAGAGATTTAATGTCTCGTTATAACGACAATCAAAACAAATTCTCCAAACCATGCTTTCCAAGTAGCGCCGGACGAATCCCGAATACTCCATCAATCCCAATTACTAAAGCTCAGCTTAGAACATTTCGTGCGATTATTATTGATTTAACAAAAATAATCCCAAAACTTTTCGCAAATCCATCTCCCCAAAATATTGAAGACCTAATCGATACATTGAACCTACTGAGTAAATTTATTTGTTCACTAGACGCTACTTCCTCCCTGAAAGCACAAGGGTTAGCTATTATTAAAAACTTAATAACTATATTAAGAAATCCAACCTTTGTAGCAAGCGCTGTATTTATTGAGCTTCAAAATCTCATTAACTATTTACTATACATTACAAAATTATTCCGAATTGACCCTTGCACACTTCAAGAGCTCCTTAAATTAATAGCAGCATTACAAACTGCTCTAGTTAATTCTGCTTCGTTCATTCAAGGACCTACCGGACCTACTGGACCAGCAGGCGCTACTGGTGCCACTGGGCCTCGAGGTAACACGGGCGCTACCGGCGCTACTGGGCCTCGAGGTAACACGGGCGCTACTGGCGCTACCGGTGCCACTGGACCTCGAGGTAACACGGGCGCTACTGGCGCTACT